CACGTCTGAAAATGGCTGGGAAGAGGCCGTTGACGACAGGGAACGAAAACTTTATGCAAACGCTTTTGATGCCGATGTGGTCGCTGTCAAACGAGCCGTAAACCATGTCTTGCGCGGCCAGGAAAAAAGGATTGCGGACAAAGTTTTCAATGCAACGAACTTCACCGCAAATTCGATCACGCATGAGTGGGACGATGCAGACAATGCCGTGCCGTTGGAAGATATCGAAACCGGCAAGCTCTCGGTCCGGTCAGCGTGTGGGATGGTTCCGAATACGTTGATTATTGCGTATTCGACGTTCCTTAATTTACGGCGGAGCGCCCAACTCATCGCGCAATTTGGGCAGAATTTCGCAGGGCAGGACGCGAACAGAATGACTGTTTCGCAGTTGGCTGGTTTGTTGGACATCGAGAAACTGCTTGTTGGTGGCGCGATTTATGACAGCGCGAAAAAGGGGCAATCTGCCAGTATTGCGGACCTGTGGTCTAACGAGTATGCCATGTTGACCGTAACGTCATCAAGCCCAGATTTAACGGTCCCTTGTATAGGACGGACATTCATGTGGACCGAAGATTCCCCGGGTATTTCGACCACGGAGCAGTACAGGGAGGAGCCCCGGAGATCTGATATATTTAGAGTCCGGCATGATACCGATGAGGCGTTCATCCAGTCGAAAGATGAGGATGGCACGGCCAAGAGCACCATTTACAAATCGGTGTCGTACCTCATGGACAATATTACAACCTAATCCGGAGTGGTTGAAAAATGACCTTGACCCCTACCCAGATATTCGACTGTGCCGCAGATAGTATTCGTGCGGCAGGGTTCGGAGATTCCGCCACTTTCACACCGGCGGTGGGGGATGCTGTGACCCTGTATGTGGACCTTTTAAATAGGGTTGATTATCAACCGGGCAGTGTTGAGGCCCAGGTTTGGGGGTCTGGAAAAACGGTCGAATATTTATTGGACGACATCGGCCGTGAAGTCAATCAGGACGAATCGTTTTCAATTGATGGCACCATATACACTGTCCAGTGGATTGAAGATAATGACGGGCGGTTTGTCAAAGCGGCGGTGACAGGATGACGTCCCTAAACCTTGAAATGGATAAATCTGACATCGCCAAGGTGAAATTTATGCTGGGGGCTCTAAGTAAGGCCGGTGATCGGGTGATCCAACAATCCGTCAATAAAACGCTCACCGGGGTTCGGACGGATGCCACGAACGAAGTTTCAAAGGTGATTACCCCCACAAAAACCTCCATTCGGAAAACTATGACCGTTTATAAGATGATCGCGAGAGACGGCAACGCCTTTGTAAAATGCACGGGTGGACCGTTGAACCTGATCAATTTCAAAGCGCGTCAAACTCAAAAGGGTGTGACGGTTCAGGTGTTAAAATCGGGCGGACGCAAGCTGATCCCGCACGCCTACATTGCCACCATGAAAAACGGGAACAAATTGGTAATGTGGCGGAAATATGACGGGCCACGGGTCAAATGGCGGAAAAATTTCCCTTATTCAAAATTGCCTAAAAAGTATCGATTACCGGTAAAAGCTTTAACATCCATGGCCATCCCAGATGTAATGAAACACGGTCCTACCATGGCAGAAATTTTAAGGCTCGGCGGGATACGGTTAAAAAAGAATTTAAACGCTCGGTTAAGTTACGAGCTGAGCAAACTAAATTAATATTATGGCTGACAGCATCCGAGAACAGATTATTGCAGCGATTGTCACGAAATTGGGGGATATCCTAACGACAGCCGGATACCATACCAATTGTGGCGCAAATGTCCAGCGGGTGCGTAGCAAATTTGATCCGGATGAACTGCCGGCGATTTCGATTTGGCCTAAAACTGAGGAGTCGAAAAGGGAATATGGATCGCAGATTAGCACCATGCCTGTACAAATAGAGGCGTTGACCCAGCACGGGACTACAAATCCATCAATCGTTTCGGAAAAGCTTTTATCCGATTTAATAGAGTGTATTCAGGGCGTGGAATGGACCGTTAATTTCGCCTTTGGCGGGACTTATGAAATTGAGGTTGGCGATACCATCACCGGTGCCACCAGTGCTGCCACGGGGTACGTTACGGGCGTTTCGCTTTCGTCTGGGACATGGGCCGGTGGAGATGCGGCTGGAACCTTGACGCTCAGGCGGCTATCTGGATCATTTGGTGCTGAAAACCTTAATGTTGGTGCTGAAACCAATGCAGCGACCATTGCCGCGGCACCCGTAGGATCGGGGCCAATAACTACCACGACCAATGACCTTGCAGAGTCGATCAATTATGACTCCGGTGGATCAAACGAATATCCCGATGATGGGGAACAGGTGACCGGCGTTCAAACGGTTTTTAATGTCCAGTACAGGACGATTACAGGCAATCCATATGCACAACCGAGTTAATAAAACGTAGTTAAACAATCAGGGTTTCCTGAACGGAGGATTTAAAAAATGCCAACTTCTGAAAATGCAAAATTGCTGTATGAGGCCGGTCAGGATTTAACGGCCTTCACCACGTTGACCGATGACGGGGATCATTTGCAATTCAATTCCGCTGTAAATTTTTGGAGCAAAAAAAGCGGATTTGCGCCGAGCGTTAAACCCAATGGCCTTGTGACGGGTTGTGAGATTACACCGGCGGCCAGTGGAACAAATAACCTTGTGGATGTAGCCGCTGGAACCGCTTATATCGCCGGGGTCTTGACAACCATTGCAGCGGATACGGATGTGACTTGTGCCAGGCCCGCCGGGTCCGGTGATGATTGCAAAGTCAATTCCATCACTATTATAGCCGCTGGGACCATTGCGGTTGTGGCGGGTGCGGATCATACCGACCTTTCGACGGTCAGGGGAGCTGATGGTGGTCCTCCATGGATTCCCACAACTTCCATTGAACTAGGCCAGATCAAATATGGGTCTGATACCGCCGGAGCAGTCCTTTCAACGGAGATTTATCAAGTTGTAAACACTCATCTGGAACGATGGGATTTTCCGGTTTGGGACGAATATCCGATCAGAGTGTCCAGCCAGGTTGCCGATTATGCGGGGGTGACTTTCAACGCTGCATTGCCGTTGATCCATTCGGATGATGCCGGGTCCACCACGGCTGGAAAGCTGGTCTATGCTCAGTATTATGAGCCGTCATTTGCAGAGGTCCCGAAAGCTGAGAATTTTGTACCGCCTGAAAACACTCATTCAGTTTCTTCGACTCAAATTTACGGTTCGACCCTGGGGTCCTCCTCATCCAGTTTGGGTCAAGGGTCTTTCACTTTTTACAGCACCGATGGTGTAACCGATCCGCTTTTAAAACTGATTGATGCAACCCTGATGTTCAAATTTTATCCGGATCGGCTGAAAGCTCCATACATTGTTTGTCAGGGAAAAATGGGGCTTACCTCCAGCTATCCGGCGGGTGACAACATGTCTCACTCATGCACCATTTCACCGGAATTGACAAGCGAAAGGATCGCAAGCTAAATGGGTTTTGACTTAAAAAAATTCCAAACCACGACTTTTATACCCCGACAGGAATCCGTAAAAGTCCCTGACTTGAAAGCGTTTTTTCCGAAAAAAGAGAAAGCCGTTTGGATAGTCAGGGGCTTGACCGGGCAAGAGCTCGGGGTTGTGAATGAAACGGCCCAGAAGAATAAAAAATTAACGGCGATCCTGGAAGGCCTGATCAGTAACAAAAGCACTGAGAACACGGACGCGATAAAAAAACTCATAGGCGCGGATGGTGAGGTCACGGAAGAGGTTGCAAAAAGGTTGGCGTTATTTCGGTTGGGGTCCGTTGACCCGGTGGTGGACGAATCGGACGCTGTGAAATTTTGTACGGTTTACCCCATCGAGTTTGCATTGATAACAACAGCTATTTACCACCTGACCGGGCAGGGTCAGGAGTCAAAAAAAAAGCCATAATCCTCTGGCAGGACGCGGGCGTTCGTGAATCCATCGCGCTTTGTTTCGCCAACCATGATTTTCTCTTCCGCGTTCGGCCGGATCTAATCCCTGAAAATTATTTGACAGAAGTTGAGCTACATTTGTGGGGTCTTTTTTACGAGGAACAAAACAGAAACCATGGCTGATCTCGAAAAAACCGTTTCCATCATATTTTCCGGCGTGGACAAAACATCCGGTGTTATGACCGGCATCGGGCGCAACCTTGACCAATTCTCCGGCCAGGTTGCGAACGCTGCAAAACCGTTGGCTGATTTAGCAGGTGGTGTCCTCAAAACAGAGGCTGCGCTTGCGGCGTTAGCAGCGGGTGGTTTGGCGTATGCCTACGCAAAATCGATTGAGTTTGAAGGGGCGGCGGTTGAGTTGAAAAGGGTTCTGGATGATTCGGCAACCGGGTTTGATGAGGCTAAAACATCCGCTGTTGACCTTTCTAATAAATTTGGGATTTCAGAAAGGTCAACAGCGG